CGTGGAAAATTTGCTAGTATTGCTGGCCCGCAAGGTGGTGGACAATTAAATGGCGCAGCTTTGATGACAGAATCGCAGGCTGAAATGGAAAAACTAGAAGAGGAATTAAAGAACTATGTTGATGGCTCACAGCCATTGACATGGGTAATTGGATAAATGCGTAAGATTATTGGCTTTGCTGGTATGATCGGCAGCGGCAAGAATACTGCTGCCCATCACTTAATAAAAAATTATGGATATGTAGGATTGAGTTTTGCTGCAGCGGTCAAAGACTGTTTAGCGGTAATATTTCATTGGGATCGTGCCATGCTGGAGGGCGACACGCCTGAATCTAGGCAGTGGCGCGAAACAGTTGATTCGTACTGGGCTAAAAAACTACAAATTGTGGATTTTAGTCCAAGAAAAGCTATGAAATATATCGCCACTGATTTGTTTCGTGACAACTTCAATGACAACATTTGGATTTACAGTTTAGAGAAAAAAATACAAACAATTGATACTAACCTAGTAATTACAGATTGTAGATTTCCAAATGAAGCCGTTATGATTAAAAGCGTCGGTGGCACTTTAGTAAGAATAGCCAGAGGATCAGATCCTGATTGGTATGGGATAGCTCGCAGTTATCCAGAAAAAATGTCATCGCTTTATCCTAGTGTTCATGCTAGTGACTATAGTTGGGCAAGTATAGATTTTGATTTAGTTATTGACAACAGCGGCAGCATTTCAGATTTAACTTCTCAAATTGATTTGTTAGTCTAACTATAATTCTTGAATCTAAGTAGCGGCAACCCGCTATAATTTCTCATAAACGATAAATAAGTTTATTAGTCTTATGAGGAACAAACTATGGCATTAGTAAGCCCAGGCGTACAAGTAACTGTAATAGATCAAAGTAACTATTCACCAACTGCCGTAGGCACGGTTGCCTATGTGTTATTAGCTACAGCCGAAAACAAATTAGCACCTGGCGGTTCAAGCATTGCCGCAGGTACAACCGAAGCGAACGCAGAAAAAATATGGACAATCACTAGTCAGCGTGATTTAGAAACAACATTTGGTCGTCCAGTATTTAAGACAACAGCGGGTGGTATTGCAATCAATGGTGACGAACAAAACGAATATGGTCTCATGGCTGCTTATAGCAGTCTTGACGTTAGCAATACAATGTATGTTCAAAGAGCTAATGTTGATCTTGCGGCACTTCAAGGATCTGTTTCAAGACCTTTAGCAAACCCTAGCAATGGCACATTGTGGCTAGATGCTGCTACTTCAAATTATGGTATATTTGAATGGAATTACAGCACAAATCAATTCACACAGAAAACGCCTATTGTAATCACAACTACAGAATTTTTATCTGGCGATAATTTGACACCAAATGCCAGTTTAGGTTCAATAGGCGATTATGCTATTAATACTTATAGTTCAGAAAATCTTGTATTTAATAAGAGATTTGACAACACATGGCAGTTAGTTGGTAATGCCGGATGGCAGTATGGTGTGCCATCAGTAACCGGTACTGTGTCTAGCCCTGTTATCGCAGCTAATGCAAATATCAACATTAATAGTAACACTATAGCGTTAGTTATAAATGATAGCGTTTCTACAGTAGCTGGTAAAATCAACAGTGCATTAATATCTGGTATCTTTGCTAGAGTTGCAAATAATCAACTTGTAATTTCTGCTAACTCAGCGGCAACAGGCAGTAATCTCAGTATTAGTAACGCTACTGGTAACGCATTAGGTACACTAGGAATAAGTGCTGGTACATATCCCGCTGCTGCAACAACATTCTCTCCATGGAATACTGTGCCATCATGGCAAGGACAGTTTACTGCTGCGAATAGTAAACCAACTGGCAGCGTATGGCAAAAAGTTAGTTCGCTGGGTAGCGGTGTTAACATGGTCGTTAAACAATTTAACGCATCAAGTAAAACATGGACTCAATTAGTTGTAAATTCATACGCTAATGTTTTTGCGGCATCCTACAATTTAGATCCCACTGGTGGTGGTATAAATGTGGCTCAAGGTACAGTTTTCAATCAATATAATTCTCGTGGTGATAATACTGTAGCAAGCTATTTATGGACCAAGAAAGTTGCTGGACCTACTGTTGTTACTGGTAATGCAACTTCTGTTACAAATCCAGGTGTGAGTTCAAACTTTACATTAACAACTAGACCAAGTCTAACAAGCGAAAGTACTTCAACTTATACTGTTACAATAACAACAGCATCTATTAACGGATTTATACAAGCCGTGGCCGCAGCAAACATTCCATATGTATCTGCTGGGTTAGCAAGTAGCGGTGCAGTAACTCTTACACATTCGCTTGGCGGCGACATGTTGTTAGTTGATGGCACAGGTACGCCATTAGCAAATGTTGGCCTAAATCCTACTGGCACAAACATATACGTTACGCCGACCGTAAATGATACTGCGTTAATAGGAACAAATTGGCAACCCTTAGAAAATGCTGGCTATACTAGTAGTATATCACAGCCATACGTTGCGCCGTTAAATGCATCTTTGTGGTATTACAATACACCAAACAGAGTTGATATAATGATCAACAATGGCTCTGCGTGGGTAGGTTATAAAACACTAACAGCAGATATTAGAGGATACAATCTGTCTCTTACAGATCCAAACGGTGTTATTATCTCTACTACTGCACCTACAAAACAAAGTGATGGTGTAAGTGCTTTAGTTTATGGTGATTTATGGCTTGATACTTCAGACTTAGAAAATTTCCCTAAGATCTACAGATATCAAAGCGTAAACGCTATTGATCAATGGGTATTGATTGATAACAAAGATGAAGTATCTCAAAACGGTATCAAATTTGCTGATGCACGTTGGGCGCCTAATGCTGGTGTAGATCCAGCTCTTGACGCAATTCCTACCATTGCTAGTATGTTGACTAGCTCATATGTGGATTTAGATGCACCTAGCCCTCTATTATATCCACGTGGTATGTTGCTGTTTAACACACGCGCCAGTGGGTACAATGTCAAAGAGTACACAACAAACTATTTTACAAGTGCTAGATACCCAGGTGCAGCACCATATAGTGCTGGGTCACCAACAGACATTACCAGATTACCAAAGTATTCATCTGCGTGGGTAACACGTGGTGGATTCCAATTACAAGGCGAAGTGCCGAACTTTGGACGTAAAGCAGCACGTGGTATTGTAGTAGCGGCACTAAAAGCAGCTATAGATTCAAGTAAAGTTATACGTGAAGATGGTTATGGCTTTACTCTAATGACATGTCCTGGATATCCTGAGCTAATTCCTAACATGATTGCTCTTAACAATGCACGTGAAAACACTGCATTCATTATAGGAGATACTCCACTAAGATTGCGAGGAGATGGCACATCTATCGCAGCTTGGGCTCAGAATCAAAATAATGCTACTAGCACTGGCGAATATGGCCTCGTGACTATAGATCCATATGTTGGCATTTACTATCCTCAAGGCCAGACCAATGATCTTAATGGCAACACAATTGTTGTCCCATCAAGTCATGCTGCACTAAGAACACTTATTCGCAGTGACAATGTAGGATATCCTTGGCTAGCACCAGCTGGAACCAGACGTGGTTTGATTGATAATTTAAATGCAATTGGTTATCTATCAGCTACGAGTGGTCAGTTCATCAGTATAGGAGTTGAACAAGGACTACGTGATACGCTGTATACAAACAGAATAAATCCATTAACATTCTTACCAGGAAACGGTCTAGTTGTATATGGACAGAAAACACTTAGTGCAACACCTAGCGCATTAGACAGAATCAATGTTGCTAGATTAGTTAACTATCTACGTAAACAACTAAATGTTTTAGCTAGACCATTCTTGTTTGAGCCTAATGATCCAATAACAAGAAACGCAATTTTAGCGATTGTAAATAGTTTGTTAAACGATCTAGTTGCAAAACGCGGTATCACTGATTATCTAGCTCAGTGTGATGCGACAAACAACACACCACAACGCATTGCAAATAATGAACTGTGGGTGGATGTAGCGGTTCAACCAACCAAAGACGTTGAATTTATCTACATACCAA